AGATGTTGATAAAAAACAAGCTATTGAACTTGATAGGGAATTGCAAAATTATTTAAAACATTATCTGCATAAATCAGATGAGGAAATAATCGAGTCAGATGTAGAGGACAATGAAAATGAACAATCAGACGATGCTCTTCCTGAAGGTGATATAAAACCTAACCGGAATTTTAAAGAAGACACAGAAATAATTGATGATTTACCTTTTTGATGAATACATTAAACACATTAACTGTACTGCCTTCTACATATTCAGAGATAAAAAGTTTTGTTGAAAGTGCAAAAGCTGAAATTCTCAGCGGGAATACGGACCCTCTTGTCATTAAGCGACAACTGAAAGCATTCCGGGAAGTAATCAAGAACCTGGAAGAAGATGAAGAAATTAAAGATTATATTTTAACAGAAGCATTAAAATATAACGGGAAAACATTTGAACATGCCGGTTGTAAATTTCAGATTCGGGAGATTCCTCAATACGACTACATGTTTTGCAATGATTCTGAACTTGTTTCTTTGAAAATAAAAGAGAATATGATTAAGGAACAGGTAAAGGCAAGAGAAAAATTTTTGCAGGGATTAAAAGAGCCTTTTGTTATTGAAGAGACAGGAGAGATTATTAAGCCTGCTGCGAAAAAAAGTACAACGGTAATAGCAATAACGCTTTTATGAAAAAAAAAGAATTAATAAGGATGGTTGCAGATAGATTTTTCGATAAGGATAGAAAAAGAGCTGCTGAAATCATTGATTATATTGAAAAAATGAACGATAAAAAATTTTATTTTTAAAATAAAAATATGAATACTAAAATAATTAATGACATAGAATATATTATTTACAAATCTGGAATGATAATTAATGATTGTAAAAAATCATATTATTTTGAAAATGATTTGTTTTATAATGAAGATGTAAAATGTTTGCATTTTTATGCGATTAAAAGTATAAATATAAAAGGCCATCAGTATGTCGGAGGCAATCAGTATGTCGGAGGCAATCAGTATGTCGGAGGCAATCAGGATGTCGTAGGCTATCAGTATGTCGGAGGCTATCAGGATGTCGTAGGCTATCAGTATGTCGTAGGCAATCAGTATGTCGTAGGCAATCAGTATGTCGTAGGCTATCAGCATGCCGGAGGCAATCAGTATGTCGGAGGCAATCAGGATGTCGGAGGCAATCAGTATGTCGTAGGCTATCAGGATGTCGTAGGCAATCAGTATGTCGGAGGCAATCAGTATGTCGGAGGCAATCAGTATGTCGGAGGCAATCAGTATGTCGTAGGCAATCAGTATGTCGGAGGCTATCAGGATGTCGTAGGCTATCAGGATGTCAGATATATTTATTTGCATTTATATTGTAAATATCCAATTCTAATTGATAGAGATTCTGATTTTTATAAAATCGGATGTGTTAAAAAAACTGAAAGTGAATGGATTTCATTTTTTATAAATAAAGAAACAATCAATCTTTCGTTTGATAATCGTAATTACAAAAAAATTGAAATGGCTTTTAATGTTGCAAAATTAATGAAGCAACATTTAATTTTAATGAATGATAAAAAATAGGAGTTTTTTAATAAAATGAGAAATATATCGGCTCTTTGTGAGATAGACAGTGAAGGTCTCTTAAAAATAATTAAAAGAAGGGAATTTGATTTATGCCTTAAAACATCTCCGAAGGGCAGATATTTTCTACATCTTGAAAAGATTTACCGGAAAAGATCGCTCAATCAAAATGCATATTACTGGGCAGTGGTAGTGCCTATTATTCGGGATGGTCTTTTTGATGTTGGGTACAAATTAACTTTAGAGCAAACACACGAATATTTGAAAAATGAATTTTTAAGAAAAGAAATAATTAATGAGAAAACAGGGGAAATAAAGACTATCAATAGAAGTACTACAGAATTAAAAACCGTGGAATTTATGGAATTTATTGATTCCGTGATTCAGTGGGCCGCTGAATATTTAAGCGTAAAAATTTCTTTGCCTAATGAATTTTATGAAAATAATAAATAAGGCACCCACGGCAATAACGCTAACGTTGATCAAAATACAATGAAAATAAATAGAAGTATAAACCACCGAACAGCAATAACCCCATTAAAAACAAAAACTATGTTAATAATTAATCCGGGTTCAGAAAATAAAGGAGGAACATTTGAACAAGCCTTAACAAACGCTTATGAATGGTTAGAAAGTGTTGTAAAGGAGTTTCCAGAAGTAAAAATGACTACCCATGAAAACAGGTTGGGTGATGGTGATTGGAACTTTATATTTACCCACACTATCACTGGTAAACAAGTAGATTTACAAATTCATGGATTTACGAAAAAAGAGTGTGAAAAGTTTATATTTCATCCACGAGTTTATTGGAATGGAAGCAGCACGGCAGACCCTAAAATTGAAGATTGGCTTTCCGATGATTATACTTATCGAATAATATATGAACGCAAGCCTAAAGAAGTAGCTAAGTAGTGCTTGCGTATAACGGCTGGCGGTATGCGCTGGTTTTGCTTCACGAATGTAAAATTGAAAAACTAAACTATAATGATTGCAGAAACTTATCAAATTGGCACGGAAAAACTTGCGTATGACCGCTTGTTAGCAAGCGTTTTTACTCATCGAAATACTGGTGAAAAATTACGCATAAAAAAGCTACACGGAACTATTGCAACGTGCGAAAGTGAAATAACAACGGTAATAACAGAAAAGCCTTATTTGGCAACTAATACAGTAATTTGTAAACTAGAAAAATTAGACTTATGCACAGAATAATTGTTTTTATATGTAAATGGCTATTGCCGATAGGATTTGTTAAATTAATTGCAAGTGATAAAATATTCACGTGCGATTCGATTGAAAAGCAAACTTATTGGAGATTATTTGACGATAAAAAGCATAGGGGAGCAGGGTTGTTGATTAGACGCTCTTAAATGCTTGCTAACTAGTGTGTAACAGTGCAAAATGCGTCGGTTACATACAAATATAAAATTTTTAAAAAATGAAAAAACACATTAAAATATATTTTCAACATTTTAAAATAGCGCAAGACGATAGAATCTTATGTGAATATTGCGGTATGCAAGCTGTTGACGTGCATCATATTGATAACAAAGGTTTAGGAGGGAGCAAAAAAAAGGATGACATTAATAATTTGATCGCTCTTTGCAGAAAGTGTCATGATAAAGCGCATAATGAATTGATTTCTAAAAGCGATTTAAGGCTTGTTCATAATTACAAATTATCAGGAAGGCCGATTTATACAAAGAATCATTATTAAAATGAAAACAAATTACTATTACTATTACAACAATACCCCTATTACGAAAAGACAATTTTTGGACGGAGTACCTGAAAACTGGGAAAAAAAAGTAATAAACGGGTATTACACGTATGGTTACTATCATGCGCAGAGAATTGATGATTTAGAATATCTGGAAAGGATGATTTAAATCATCTCATTAAAACGCCCACAATCGAACGCATGATGGTCAAATTTAAGAGATAGTTTAAAAAACGATGGATATGCTATAAAAATACGATCGCTGAAATTTGATGCTTTAAAATAAGAAATAATATGAAAATAGAAAAATTTAAAGACAGGTTAATAGCTTTTGATTTTGAAAGTGAAATGGTCAATGCTACGGATATGTTAAGAGCGTTTCCGAATAAAAGGATGAATGATTTTTTAAATTTAAGAGTAACAAAAGAATATAAAGAATATCTTGAATCCAAGACGGGAATTCCCGTCTTGATAGTAAAATATGGAGGTTCAGAACATGGCACATGGATGCAAAGAAGGTTAGCGTACGATCTGGCGGCATGGTTAAGCGTTGAATTTAAAGATTTTATTTATAGAATCTTTGATAAAGCAGTTCAGGAAAGATTGGAAAATCAGCAGCGACAACTCGATTATTTTTGGGACAAATCAGATCAAAAAGACTTATATAAATGAAAACACTTAAAGAAAAATTTAATATGTTAGTCAATTTTATTTGTAAAGAATATGAAATTGACATGGATGTCTTGTTAAGCAGAATAAAGATAAGGTCTTTTGTTGAAAAAAGACAAATAATTATGGCTATTTTGTGTGAAGATCGTAAAGAAAGTATTGAATCATTTAGAATGATAGGTGCTTTTTTTGCAAATAAAAGAAATAAAAGAGGATTTGATCATGCAACAGTTATGCATGCTTGCAAGGCTGTTAACAATCATCTTGATTATGAACGTGATTTTCTTGAAAAATATAATTATATTAAAGAAAATTATCTTTTTTTCGATTCTGTTGAGAGTAAAATTTTTGAGGATATATCAGAATACGATAAAAAGTCAATTATTCATGCGCTTCTGGGATGTTAAAATTTGATTATATATATTCAGGAGATCGCTTAACAGATTCCCGGTTAAAAAATCTAAAGTGTAATGCTATCAGACGTGAGGATGGTAAGTGCATACGTGGGCGTAACGGTAATATGCTTGTAATATTTGAGAATGGAGAAAAAAGTGTTATTTTGGCCAGAAGACTTAAAAAAATAAGATATGAAAAAAATTAAAAATTGCACAGTATTTTATACTGAAAAATTTAATGAATATTTGTGTCAATGTGACGGTTTAATATCTTTAAATGTAGGTGATAAATTTATAAATGAGAATGGAGTTTATGAAATAACATGGAAACTATTTAATGTTGAAGATATGATTATGATATATCATGGCAAATTTGTGGCCGGGTAACAAAACTTTAAAAAATGATACAACTAATAGGATTGAGGGTGTTAAAGCTTAACGGTAGAAAAGAAGATTTGAAAACGGTCGATCTTCGGGATTTAAGGCTTATATTTAAGAATGAAAAGGAAGTCGATGGATTTGTGAATGAAATGCAGACTTATTACAGAAAAGAAGATGAGAATATTTGCATACATAAAATAACTAGGGAATGAAAACATATATTGAAAAGAAAAACGGGTTTTGGTATGTAAAATTCAGTTTCAAAAATCAAAATTTTACAGTGCTTCCTGGAATGTCGTTAATAGAATGCGAAGATCACAGGAGAAAACTGGAGCGTTGTTTTGAAAATTATTGCGAGAAAATTAAACGTGAAACTTTAAAAGAAAAAGATGGAAAATATTGAAGGATTCAGGAACCTGATTTTCTCGATATTAATTTCAGCTATTATTTTAATTGCGATTTTAGTTTTGTAATTTAAAAAATTTAACTATATTGCGGTTGGGTTTTTGATTAAACGTTAAGAGTTTTGATGATTTTACAAACTTGTAATCCGGGGTAGACGAGGCCCCGGATTTTTAAGGATTAAAAAACAACATATGTTAGTACAAAAAAATTCTGAAAAAATAATTCTCTGGATGAGAAGAAATAATATAACGATACAGCATGTAGCTACTGAAATCGGGATAACAAGACAAACATTCAGCAAAAAATTAAAAGATAATATTTTCGATATCAAGGATTTAATGGCTTTAAAACGAATGGGTTTTAATAGCTAATTTTTTTTATTATATAATTTACAAATGTAAAATGTCAAAACGATTTATTGATACAAATTATTTCAATGATCCTTTTATTTTAAAACTTACATCTGAAGATAAATTATTATATATATATCTAACGACAATTTGTGATCACGCAGGAGTGTTCGAGATAAATGAAGAACTTGGAAATTTTCATCTTAAAATAAAAAACTATATAGATAGGATTGAAAATTTTGTAAAAAAATATCCTGAAAAAATTGTTCAATTAGATAATAAAAATTTTATTTTGATGATGTTTTGTAAAAGACAATATCCCGGAGGAGCAAATACAAAAGTTATGCAAATTAAAGGTGCAATATCAATTTTAAATAAGTGGAAAATAGAAGTTGTTAATAATCAGACATTTGAAATAAGGGTTAGTAACCCTTACGAACCCTTACGAACCCTTGACAAGGACTATGGAAGTGGTAATGGTATTGGTATTGGTATTTTAAGTAAAAAAGATAATACTTTGATTAAAGTATGTAACTATACTGAATTTTACGATTTGCAATTACAATTATCAAATAATGATTCAGAATATGAGTATTTTATTAAAATACTTTTTGGAGAAAACATATATAAGCGGCCTTTGCACTCGGTGCTTAAGCTTAAGGAGCAATTATCATGGGAGCAGTTTGAAAGTATTAAGAAAATAAAAATTGAATACAACATATTAATTACTGAAATATTACAGGATATGGATAGTTGGAAAGACCTGCATAAGAATAATACGTTGTTGGGTACATTCAGAACATTTGCAAAAAGAAACTATGTCAAAAAAAATAGATAATTTATTCGAACGATTTAATCAATTAATTCTTACGATAACTCATAAATCTAGTTATCAACAGAAAAAATATGCTATTGAGCTTTTGGAGGGATTGTTTACAGAAATAACATATTTGCAAGAAATAATTGATAAAATGAAAGGGACCGGTATTGATGAGTATAATGATCAATTATTTAAATCAATTACTTTAAATAATCTTTTAGGATGTGACAGACTAGACTTCGAATTGATAATCAAAGATAATTTTTTGAAATGGTTGAGCGATAAAATGAAATCAATAAAAAAGATTTTAACATTTAATCAAATATTAAATTATGCAAGGTTATATGGTCTTTATTGTTTAAATTACGGAAAAGAGCCTGAAAAATTGGTTGATTTGAAAGTATTAATTGATGAATATGAACTTGAAGGCTATGAAAATTGAATTACCTGATATAAAATCAATAAATCTTGATGAGATTGAGAAAAAACATCTTATCAAATTAGACGGGAAATATGATAAACCGCCTATTCTTATTTCAATTATTGATGAACAAAATGAGTATCCGATTGCGCATTTGGGCGGATTTTCAGTGTTAAAAGGGCAATCAAAAGGTCGAAAGACTACGTTTCTGAATACATTTAAAGCTGCATATCAAATGAGGCCGATTCCGCTTTTGAATACGATTTTATTTAGAGAGACAAAAAGAAAAATTCTTTGGTTTGACACAGAGCAGGCGCCGTATGAGATATATTATCATGAGAAAATTGCAACTAAATTAGCAGGAGTAGAAATGATAGAAGGTTTAAGAACTTATTATCTACGCCCTTTTACTCCTGATGAACGATTCGAGATAATTTCGCAGATAATTGATAAATATAAAGATGAGGTTTGTTTTGTCGTAATTGACGGGATACTTGACCTTGTAAATTCAATGAATTCAGAGGAGGAGGCGACAATGATAACTTCTTGGTTATTGAAAAAAACAGAAAATTACAATCAACATCATTGTGTTATTATTCATGAAAATTACGATTCCGGGAAAGCTTCCGGGCATGTGGGTAGTTATCTTTTAAGAAAAGCAGAATCAATTATTGAAATAAATTTGAATAAAAAAGATGATCGAATGAGTGATATAACGCCTAGAATGATGAGAAAAAAGCGGTTTACACCTTTTTCGATAACTATTGATGATAACGGATTGCCTGCTGTGCGAGTTAATTTGAATTATGAATTTTAAAACGTAAAATAATGAGTATGTCAATTTTAGAAGCAGTAAAAAATGTAGAACTTAATATGAAAAAATTATTTTAAGTTGAAAAATGGGCGATGGATAATGTTGACACGCCTCAGATAAAAAATAAAGACAGCAAAATTTGGGACCTGTTATCAAAAGGGTTAAATCAATTTAACTGGGGGCAATTTGTTGTGTCAAAAGTTCAATTTGTTTTTACATTGCTTATTTTTTTGAAGATATATGAAGTATCTTTAATTATCACAGTCTTATTAGTAATTATTATGTTAATAATCACCTGGATTGTAGGTGTAATTTTTGATAAAAAGTTAAGAATCAGGTTTCAGAAAGAAAATTATAAAGGGGTATTTAATGAAAATGATCTTAAAATATAAATTGAAAGCTGTGATTATTTTTGGCTTTATTTCCTGCACCCATATCCCTGTACCTATTAGAGATAATTATAAAATAGTTAATACGGAGTACAGGCAGATCAGAAGGGAAATTAAGGGAGAAATATACAGTTTTATTCAGTTTAATGATTCAGAAACCTGGCGTTATATTCCGCAGGAATGGGCATATGTGAAGGGTGATTATATGAGTAAAAAAGAATGCCCAGGATCTATAAAAAGTCAGGCAGGGTGGATTTATGATTACGAAAATTTTAATGACAATTATCTTGATTTTGTCAAGAAGTATCCCGATATTGAATATTATTTCTTAAAATTGAAAATACTTTATAAAAAATTGATGATTTAAAATATTCTTAACCGGTGATTTAAATCATCTCTTTAAAATGCCTTAAAATACGATTCTTAATAGGCAAATTTAAGAGATAGATCAAAAAACAAGGGATACGCTATAAAAATACGATCGTTGAAATTTAATATATTAAAATAATAAAATAAAGGTTTATATAATTTAACTAAAAAAACAATGATGTTAAACAAATTCACAGACTTTTTAAAAGGAGAAGCGCGCAGGAAAAGAGAGATTGCGGCAGAAGGAGTATGGCCGGAAAAATTAACTGATGCAGGACTATATGAAGCTGATCAAATTGATAACGTTCTTATTCCTGCCTTTGAACAATTTTCTCAAGAATTTGATACGTGGTATAGAGAGCATGAAGATGAGATGATCAGTACTATTTTGCAACAAAAAGAAATAATAAAAAACCTCGAAAAAACTATAGAAGAATTACAATGACACGCAACTATGAGTATCCTTTTGATCATTGGCGCATATGTGCAAATTGCGGAGTTACATACGATGAAAAGGAAGAAGATTGCCCGGAATGCGGGCAAGATGAAAGATACGTTCCTGATCCTGATGAAAAATATGACAGGAGAATTGAAAATAACTTATAAGGTGATTTAAATCACCACAAACCGGTGACAAATATCACCGATAATAATTTGGTCCTTGTCGTAACATTGCATATATTTACGTGTATTACACGTTTAATTTAATAAACAAACACTAAAAACAAAGACAATGAAAGCAACTATTAGTCAATTATGGGAAACTGGACGTGAACTTATAAACTTTGATGGTGATGAATTTGAACGCCCACAGTCTTTTACAGATTTGAAAAAATGTGAAAATGTACTTTTAGGTGATAAAATACCAGGTACTAAAATGCGTGAAGTGCTTATAGATAACTCTATTGTACTTGTTGAACCTACGACAGTAAGACACCCAGCAGGCGGAACTATGTATATACTTGAGGTATTATAGAAAAAATTACATCCTTTATATATTTAACGTATAATAATTAAAACAAAGACAATGAAAACAACACTGGAATCAATCACAAAAAAGTACAAGGACATTGAGGCTATTGATAATTACTCAATAGGTGGTGGCCTTGATGACAATAAGTTTGCGAGCAGAAGGCATGAAGATGCTAAGAGTGACGAAGGTAAGCTAACGTTAGGTAAAGTAAATCAGTTATTTTCGAAGGCAACCGGATTTTCAATTGATATTATTTCAGAAATCATCAAATATGCAGTTCCCTACCCAGAATGGCATCATGCAGGCGCATTACCGAAGCAGTACGGAGGAGGGATGAAAAAAACTTATTTCTTAAATTCAAAAGAGATAGTTAAAATTGCCGAAAATTTTAACGATATTAAAGCAAAATTGGAATTGCAGAAGGAAGAAGAAAAGAAAGCAAAGGACATCAAACAAACAAAACATCAGATTCAGCTTGAATTTCTTGGAAAAAATGCTATCCAGGTAACAAGAATACCTGAAAAGCCAAAATATTTTCACGAAACAGACAGGGAAATGGATGGCAAATATGGATGGTTTACATCTTACGGAAAGTCATACAATCTCCCCGAATTTTACAGTGGATGGAAGTTTGAAAGCGAAGAAAAATACAAGGAATTTTTAAATCTTTAATAATCTTTAAAACAAAAATCATGAAAAAACTATTTTTTTTAACAGCAATTATTCTCACAATTTTAGCTTGTGAGAAAGAAGAGAATATTACAATAATGGATGATGGAGGTTGGAATCTTGAATATTTGACTGGAGAATGGTTCAATGATTCAAACTTGATTATTTTTAATGAAAATGGTTATATTTTTGACACAATTGTGGATGGAAACCTTTACACTCCTCAGATTGCCGGTAAAATAGAAATTATTACAAGATATAGTGAGATGTTTTATAATGAAAAAAGATATATTGTTCAATTTTCAGGCGGTAGTACATATTTTAAGAGTTATTATGCTAAATTGGATCCGCAATTTAATGGTCAATATGCGTTTAAGATTATTATTATTGATGGTGAACTGAGAATATCGGATTTAGAAGATAATATAATTGAAACATTTTACAGAAATGATTAAATTATCAAAATTAAAAGTACACCCTGATAATCCGCGTTTGATAAAAGACGTGGATTTTACCAGGCTTTGTGATTCTTTGAAGGGCTTCCCGGAAACGGGAGTTTTTTATTTTAAAATATTTGCTTAAATTTGTCTGATGGCATACGAGAAGAAAAAATTATACAGTCAAGCTATTGATGTAATAGAAAGGAATAATCTTTTCTTTATTGAAGATATAGTTGCTTTTCTACCTTGTGACAAAACCACTTTTTATAAATATTTTCCTCCAAATTCGTTAGAATTGGATAATCTTAAAAGTAAGTTAGATACTAATAAAATCAGGACTAAATCAGCTATTCGTGCTAAACTTTATAAAGGAACTAAGGCTTCTGAACTTATTGCTCTATATAAGCTCATCTGTACAGATGACGAGAGAAGGGCGTTGCAAATGAACTATGTTGAAAATAAACATATTCTTGAAGAAAATCGAAAGACAATTGATGATTTATTTCCATTTGACGATGAAATATGCCAAGAAAGATAAATCCAAATTTTCATGCCCTTGTAAAAAATTTTAAAGATGGAAAATCAGGATTAGGGTTAGAAGGATCGAGCCGATCCGGTAAAACATGGTCATCAATTGATTTTATTATCTGGTTATGCGTAAGAAAAGAGACTAATTGTACAATTAACATAATTAAATCGACTTACAATTCTTTCAAAACCACTTTATACGATGATTTTAATAAATTATTCCCGTTACGAAATTTAATTTCTCCGTGTGAGGGAAAACAGGAAGTAAGAACTTTTTGGCTATTTGGTAATAGAATAAATTTTCTTGGCGCTGATGAACCTTCAAAATTTAAAGGTGTCGGCTGCGATTATTTTTGGATTAATGAGGTGTTGGAAGTATCTCACGAAGTATTTGATCAGGCGGAGCAACGTTGTAAAAAATTTTGGTGGGCAGATTACAACCCTTCTGTGTCGATGCACTGGTTTTATGATAATGCATTACGGAGACCTGATGTTGGCTTTTTAAAAAGTACTTTTTTTGATAATCCTTACATTTCAAATCTTGAAAAGAATAAAATTTTAAGTTATGAACCTACATCGGAAAATATAGCTAATGGCACGGCAGATGATTACATGTGGAAGGTGTATGGGCTTGGTGAGCGTTGTGCTCCCTCGGGAGTGATATTTCCGAATGTCGTTTGGATTGAATCTTTTCCGGAATCCGTTGAAAGAATTTTTTATGGAATGGATTTTGGATATACTAAAGACCCTACGGCGGTTGTGAAATGCGGAATCAACGGCAGAAATTTATATTTAGAAAATAAATTTTACACACCTGTTGATAATGCAATCACATTAGGCGAAATACTTTCGAAAATAATTACTAAAACAGATATATGTTGGTGTGACAGCGCAGATCCGGGGATGATTGTTGATTTAAAAAAGCAGGGATTTATGTGTTTTGCCGCGAAAAAATTCGCTGGCTGCATAGTTTATAGAAATGATATCATTAAAAGATACAAGATACATATTGTTAAGGATCACGATTTCAGGAAAGAGCAGGAAAATTACAGGTATCGTGTCATTAACGGAATAGAGCTTAACGAACCGGTTGATGAATTCAACCATCTTTGGGATGCGGCAGGTTATGCTGCACAACACGAATTAAGATAATTATTTTAATTGTTATTTTTTTTATATATTTGCGTAAAATAATACGCAGTTGTCAAACATTATTACTCGATTTTGGAATAATATCGGTATGATAAAAGCCGAAAAGGAAGGAAATTCCTGGTGGATGACGACAGTTGATGGCAAATCCGGGGAGATATGGGGAGAAAAAAATTATCAGCAATATTTATTAGATTTTATTGAAGTACCTGAAGTTAATGCTGTCATTAATTATCGTGCTCGTGCAGAATCAATGATTAAAATCAATATTGTTAGTAAATCCACAGGCGAGGAAGTAAAAAATAATGAACCGTTAATCAGAATTTTTCGCAATCCAAATTGGTTGCAATCGCAGTCAGAATTTTTCAGACAAACATCTTTATATCGTTCCATATTCGGTAATGAATATCTTTATTTTCTCACCCCATCAGGAATGGGAACAAATTATAAGGGATTATTTTCTCTTCCTTCTCAAAATGTTTATATTAAATGTAAGACAAAAAGATTTTATTTAGAATCAGAATTTCCTAAAGATGTTGAATACGTATTTAAAATCGACTTTATTGATAACGATATAGAATATCCTCTTAACATAAAAGATTTGATTCATCTTTCTGATAATCGTATTACTTTTTTACCTGATAAGGATACAACACAATTAAAAGATAGGTCAAATTATCTTTATGGAACAAGCAATTTAGCGTCATTAACTCCTGCAATAAGAAACATACGCGCTGCTTATGAAGCACGAAATGTACTTATTGAAAGCAGAGGGGCGATCGGAATTTTATCAAATGATTCGAAGGACGCAATTGGTGGGGTAGGGCCTATGAATAATGAAGAAAAAAAGAAATTGCAAGGAGAGTGGAGAAATTATGGACTGACACAAAAACAATGGCAAATTATTATAACAAATCTATCCTTAAAATGGACGCAAATAAGTGTTGATATTGACAAATTGAAACTTTTTGAAGAAATAAAAGAGGATACAACTAAGATATGTGATGCAATCGGAGTGCCTTATGAATTATTAGGAAATCAACAAGGAGTTACTTATGAAAATAAGAAAGAAGCTAAAAGACAGATGTATCAGGATACCATCATACCTGCGATGATGGAACGTATCGGTGCATTTAATAAAAAATTTGAAACTGAAAATAAATCTTGGGAAATAATTGGCTCATATGAGCACCTTCCTATCTTTCAGGAAAACATTAAAGAAAGAGCACAGTCGATTACCCTTCTGTGTACTGGATTGAATAAGGCTTTTCAGGATGGTGCAATAAGTATTGATGATTATAAAAAAGAATTATCTAAATTTGGCATAGGAAAATGAAAAAGATAGATAAAGAAATGCTTAAAAAAGCTATTGAAGCTAAAAAGAAGATTTTTGATAACAAAGAAATCGTAAAAAAGTAATATATGGCACAAGAAATAGCTCCTCGATCTCCTCATATGACTGATGAGCAATATAGGGAGATATTAATTGAACAATATAAGCGGCTCATTTATAGAAATAAATTGTACGAAAAAATTGTTTTGAAAGATAAATTGTAAGAAAATGATTGATATACCTGCATTTGATACAAAAAAAGAGTTGTTTAATTTTCTTGTTAAAAATAAAGAACGGTTAATAGCTCAGAAAAAAGCGGTAATGAAACATGCCGATTGTTTTTCTTGTATCATACCTTCGATTTCAATAATAAATAAAACTATATCAACTGATAAAAAAGATATTACTGTGAAAGCTGTTATCAACACGACAAATTTGATGGATTCACATTATGATGTCCATTTGCCTGGTTTGTGGACAAAAAGTTTACAGGAAAATAAAATGATAATGCATTTACAGGAGCATGAAATGTCATTTGATAAGATTATTGCAGATAGCGACGAATTGAAGGCGTATACAAAATCATATACCTGGAAGGAATTAGGTTACAATTTTTCAGGGAAAACAGAAGCTTTGATATTCGATAGCAATATAAAAAAGGATCGCAATTCTTTTATGTTTGATCAATACATAAAGGGGTATGTTAAAAATCATTCGGTAGGGATGTACTATGTAAAGATAATTATGGCTATTGATGATGATGAATATGGGGCTGAATATGAGGCATGGGAAAAGTATTATCCTGAAATTGCAAATAAAGAAAGGGCCGATGAAGTTGGATTTTTCTGGGGCGTTAAAGAAGCAAAAGCAATAGAAGGTAGCGCAGTTCCGATTGGCAGTAATTGGGCAACACCTACTCTTGATATAAAAAGTCAGCCGTATGTAGACACTGACATAGAGCCGCCTTCAGGCACTCGAAAGATTGATATTAATAAATTAATTAAAGAACTTAAAAAATAAAATTATGTACACATTTAAAAAAAATCAAGGACTTAATATAATCTTCGGATTATTTATGTCTATCATTTCGTCTTTTATTTTTGCTATAAAGATGGCGACTGACGAAGGTGCCGGATCTGATGAGGAAAAACTTGCTAAAGTAATTGATACTAAAATTGACAAGTCGGTAAAAGATTCTGTTAATATAAGTATCGAAGAGGCAAAAAAAGGCATGCTTACTGAAAAGCAGTTTAATGAGACACTTGAAAAATTTGGATTAAAAGAGGGCGTTATTAAAGATATTAACAAAGCTCTCGAAGATCAGGGAATTGAAATGAAAAAGATTGTTGAGCAAAAATCAAAGAAAGAAACTGTTGATGATATTCTTGCTGCAAATCACAAATCAATTCTTGATGCTGTTAAATCAAGAAGGTCGCATGAATTTACTATCAAAACTGATGTGTTAAGAACATCTGTGGCAGGTAATACACTTTCGCAGACTATTCCCGGAATCGGTCAATTGCCTTATGGAACGACAGGGTTGAGAACTGTATTTCGTGCAAACGAAATTGATGAAGAATCAAATGGAGTAGTTCGCTATATTGATCAGGCAACGGCAACAAGGAATGCCGCAGGCGTTTTGGAAGGTAATCAATATCCGGAATCAGCAATGACCTGGCAGGAATATACAATGACTCTTCAGAAGATAGGCGACAGCATTCCTGTGTCGATGGAGTCGTTAAGATTCTTGTCTTACATTAGATCGGAGCTTATGCGGCTTTTGGAAGTGAATATGGCGATTATTGATAATGCGCAACTTTGGGATGGAAATGCTACGCCTCCGCAAATTAACGGTTTATATCATCGTGTAACTGCTTTCGATCCTGATGCTTACACGGGAAAGACTGTATCAAGTCCTAACCTGGCTGATCTTCTATTAGCTCTTCGGGTTGAGATCATGAGAAATCGTCAGAGTAAGTACAACCCCGATACGGTTATTATGAATCCTGATGATATTTTAGATTTGAAATGGATTAAGGATGACATCAACCAGTATATAAGAGTACCTTTCACAGATCAGAGCGGTTCTGTGGTGGATGGTATGAGGATTATTGAAAATTCAGCGGTGACGGCTGGCACCCTTGTTATAGGCGATTTCAGGTATGCAGATGTGTGGAATAGCGGAGGTGTTGATGTTGAAATTGGGTTGATAAATGATCAATTTATTCACGATATGACGACTATCAAGGCTCGCAGGATGACAAATCTGTTAATCAGAACTGTTGATTTGACAGGATTTTTAAAAGTGACAGATATTGATCTGGCTATGGCTGCAATTGTAAAAGAATAAATAACAGGGGAGGCAACTCCCCTTAACTTAAAAAAAATGAAAAGATTATTCATATTTTTAGTATTTCTGATTGCAGCAATTGGAATAAATGCGCAGGATGCAACGTATTCAATAACTGGTAGAAGTGTTTTGAAAATAAATACTAACTATACCATTACTGATGACGATTCCTGTTGGTTTCTAATCAAGTCATACGACGAAGATTATCCTAGAACTCAATATTATCAGTGTGATTTATTTTCTCCTTCAGCAGCAATTCATACAACAGTTGCTACGAGTCTTTGGGGAAGAGTACTTAGTACTGATAGTTGGACTCAGATAAGCTCAACGGACACATGGACAACAGGAGGAACTGATACTGTGCAGACTGTGACGATTAATAACACATCTGCGAATAGATATAGAGAGTATAGAGTGTTGTTTATTGGAGATGGTTCAGGGGACACATCATATATAACGAGGCAATATCTTAAATTATGGTTTGCCGGAACTTTATCTGATGGTATAGCTACATTATCGGCGGGAACAATAACAGGACTAACCGGATTGCAGATGGGTACTACAACTACAGCACAGGCAGTGGCTCTGACAGATGCAAGCCATATAGGAGAACAGATAAATCTAGTGTCGGCTGTAAATCCATCTTCAGAAGTAACTTTGATGGGGTTGTATTCTAAAGCTGCTAATATAACAGCAAATCAAGCAAACTTACAATTAGTAGGTATAGGATCGCGTGTGTCTATGGGTAAGAATGCCTTAGATGCATATGGATTGCAGAGTCATATAAGTCTCATAGACGGAGCTGAATCAGTAGGTAATATGACTGCTGTCTCAGGAAAAGCAATGATTTATGACAATAATGCAACAGGTATAATATCAGCAGGATTGTATACGCTCGAAGGTTTTGTGAGCGGTACACATGGGGCAGTTCCTCGTGTGCCTAATACTGTATATGGTTTATGGGTTGACATTGTAGACGTCACAGCAACTGCCGGTTTAGTTATTTCAAAATACGGTACCGGAAGTGCCACAAACGATATAGTACTTCAAAATGGCGAAACTATTAACAATGCAACAAATGGATTAATCAGTTTAGGGGCAAGCAATCTTCGTGCAGCAACATACAACTTCGCAGATGCTACATCTGTTGGAGGTACAGGCGATGTTATCACTATTGATTTTACACCTAATTTAATCGTTGCAACTGGTACTAAAATTACTTTTCAGGCAGAGGCAGCAAACACTACTGCCGTCACTCTTAATGTAGACGGAGCGGGGGCTTTAGCGATAAATGAATATTCAGGAGGAACTCAAAACGCTCTTGACGCTAACGATATTGTTAATACTCAAATAGTTGAGGTTGTATACAATGGAACTTTATGGGTAATGACATCAGATCACTAATATGATAACTATAGAATATCTTCAGGATTATGAAGGAAATAAAAAAGGAGACAGGGTCAAGATGTTGGCCCTGCCTTTTATCCGTTTAAAAAAACAAAGGATTGTTAAGCGGGTAGGAAAACTATATGAACCTTTGCAAAAGGAAGTTAAAAAACAACCTGTAAAAAGAGTTTATAAAAAGAAAAAGAAATGAGTCTTATTGACAGGACATATTTTGTTAATGATATTAATATTCCGGCTGGATCGTTCGATGACGGCGGTACTGCTATGATTACAAGGCATGAGCCTGATATATTAAAAAAATTATTTGGATATGAACTGTCAAAATTAGTCATTGCTTACGATCCTGATACTTCTGAGCAGCGAATAATTGATATTGTTGAAGGCAAGGAATATTTTGTCGGTGAACGATTATATAAGTGGAATGGACTAATCAATACCGAAAAAGAAAGCCTTATTGCATATTATGTCTATGTTCAAATTTTAAGGGATAGGATAACGCATACAGCGACTACGGGAGAAGTGAAATCTAAGTTTGAAAATAGCGATCAAGCATCTGTTAACATGAAGATTCAAAGCGCGTGTGTTAAGTTGATAGAGCTATACGGTTCCGCTTATAATTATGATATAGATTTTAATTCGTGTTATTCTTTCATGCTTCAAAATTGGCAGGATTACCCGGAATGGTTGTTTGAAGAAATTGGTTTTGTAAATGCATTTGACTTATGAGCGATAAAAAATATTTTGTAGATGTTTTTGGCGCGATAATGGATTATATCCGTGAAAGATATGATCCTGAAACTGAAATAGGTGGACTTGAAAAGCCTTATTATCTATACGGTCATCCTATTGACATTCTGCAAATGCTAAATCAAAAGGATAAAAATCCTGAATTTAAATATAAAAAGTATCCATTAATCGCACTTCTACAAGATTTTACAGAGAATGACAAAGATATAAATCCTCAATTTGAATATTCTGTATCCCCGCGCGTGCTTATTATTACGAGCACTTTACAAGCTTATGATTCTATACAGAGATACACGAATACTTTTAAGCCTGTTTTATATCCGCTTTATAAACTTTTGCTTGATGCTATAGACGATAGCGTAGAGATATTCGAGTGTTATGAGGACTATATACCTCATACTAAGATAGATAGAATGTTTTGGGGAAAGACAGGGGTTGGAGGAAGTGAAGGGTTAACATTTAATGATCATCTTGATTGCATAGAGATAAATTTTACAGACTTACATATTTTTAAACAAACTACCTGCCTGGCATGATCGGGGAATTTGAAAATATTAAATCTTCAACCGGTATATCGGTTGCAAATGAGAATAAATTTGCTAAGTTAAAAACTGTGTTTCTGACTTTGCTCGATTTTGATTTTGATACAGAGGATAATTTTCTTGATGAAGATTATTGGTTTGCAGGAATCAAGACAGGTAATATCATTCCGATCATCAATTTAAAAGAAATGGATGATAATACGGAGCCGGAAAACTATTATATCAATGCGCAAGATAGTGAGATAAAAATTTCAGGAGGCAAATATAAGTTTAATTTCAGGGCTAAATATTCGCTTGCTTATCATCATGTACTTGATCAATTGTCAGGGCAAGCATTTCGGGTTATGTTTGCTGATATGAATAAAAATATTTATGCATGTAATTTAGTTGGAACAATTCACAGGGGATTTGATGTTGAACTTTTCAATGTTGAAAATAAAAAATTTTCTTCCGGTGTAGTACCTGCATGGACGCAGATAAGAATTGTACTTGCTGATGCGGATCAGTTTGACAAGTACGGGGTAATATCTCAGATGGATTTCAATCCGAATAAATTGACTATAATTTTTGTAGATATTACAGACATAAGCTCAGATGCCTCTACAGATATAAATTTTACCGTTACAGATTCTGAGTACGGATTGCAGATTTTGGGCCTTAGTGCATCACAAGTGCAGATAATTGACAATACAGGGGTACTTACAATAATAAATTTTCAGGAACTTGGCGAAGGAAATTACAGTGCAACGGTGTCTGATCCACTGACTTTCGGTTCGATTTTAATAGATGACGGAACATATTACGGTAATGCCTCTTATGTTATCAGTTCTACAGTCGCTGAGATAACGAATATTACTTTTGCATCGACAACGCAGATGTCATTGCGCGTAACGCGGATGATTGATGATGTTGCAATAACAGGATTAACGATTGATGACTTCACAATAACAGACGACACTCATGGAGTGCTTACGGCAGGCGTATTTACAGAGGATGGAGATGGATATTATACTTTTGCTTCTCTTTCTTCTGCTTTGACAGCTGGGGATATCGTTTTAGATGATGAGATTTACGATGCTGAAGCAGATTATACGTTAGCAATTGCACTTACAGTTGATAATTTTGATTCGACATATTCGTCAGATATGTATGTAGATGTGTCAATTACAGATGGAGGGGCCCCGCTAACCGGGTTGATCAAGACAAATTTTATCATTACAGATGATGTTAACGGATCAATAATTGTTAATACATGCATCGAAAGTCCGGCAGGCACGTACAGGCTTCTTTTTGCAGAGGCAAAAACGATAGGTTCTGTAGCAATAAGTAAGACAAATTATTACGGATCAGGAGATTACGATTTTTCAGGATGTTCAATTGAAAACACAGGAGGGACAGGGGCAACGGATTGGCTGGATTCTGACAGCGATGGTAAGGCAGACAGGGTAAGTACTATTACTGCTTATGCCGTATGTTCGATTCTCACAGATGGCAGTCCGGGGGGATTTACCGGACGCGCTCAAAGGTGCGCTATCATTAATCCGCACGGCGTTGTTATGCCTGGGATTCAGATTTATGCATCATATTTTGAAACCGGAAAAACTTATAAACTCAGATTTTTATACAGGGCTTATTATTCGCTATACTTAACGATTACAATGCTTAGTGATTCTGTAATTGATACTCTGCCTTCAAATACTCTAAATGCGTTAGAATATGAGAGTGAAAATTTTACAGTAACGTCTGCTGATTATGCAATTATTGTTTCGTTGCAATCAGATAACGGATATTTTGATATAGATGAATTAGAATTAATTGAAGTTTAACATTAAAAATAAAAGAAATGGCTGAATTATTATGTTTAAATCAACGTGACGGAGTAGGGGTGCCGTGCGAAAACATTACCCCTCTAACTGTTTTGCGTAGTATCTTTCTGACCCGGCCCGGATTTTCTTTTGATGATTCTGCGGATTTTGCGGATAAAGATATCTGGGACGCTGCTATCGCTGCAAAGGACATACTACCTTTGCAGAATATAAAAGGATTTGAGAATCAGAAGGTTGAAGATGGACTTCACACAACAGACACAGGGGATAAAATTTTTCTTTGGGATGGTATGCGGGGTGGTCAATTAAAATTTGTTTTGACATTGGATCAACACAAAATTCTTAAAAGATATTCTGATCAAAATTATCTAATGTTTAAGGGAGACCGTGGAAATAATATTGCCGGGGTGTTAAATGACGATGGCACAATTTCAGGAGTTGAATTGAGTTATTTTCACGTTAAAGATCAAACTGAAGCAACCGCAACGGAGCCTCCTTTCACCCCTGTTGAGTATCAGGAAGTTGATCCCGGGGAATACAATGTAAAAGGATGTTATGTAAATCCTACATGGAGAATTAAAAATCTCACTCCTGTAACAAAAATTGTCATTACATCTTCAACGGTGGCTACTTTTATTTTCACAGTGACGGCAGCTTATGTTCCGGCATCTAAATTTACTCCTGCAGGAGCAGCTGTATCTATACCCTGTACCGGATTACTTGAGGATAATTTTAAAGTAATTGATCAGGGAGGAGATTCAGAACCCGTGACTGTTGTGGAATCTACGGTAACACCTGGTACTTATGTTGTGACGGGAACTAATATCACATCGGGTACCTGTCAGATAGTAGCCACAGGACCTGTTGCCGGGCCTCCTGTTGTGCCGGCAATACTTTTTGAATCTGCTGAAATAACGCTGACAGCAGCTGTATGATATTTGAGGAGCTACATACTAAGGTTAATACAGTCATTAACTCGATTGATGAGATAATATCAGATGAAGTGATAGAACATGAAGATTTTATCACTTCATCTAATAAATCTCAATTATGGGACGGAAAAACATTTAAAGATGAAGATATAACACCTTTGTATAGTCAGGACCCTTTTTTCAAAACTAAAAAACAGGCTATAGGATACAGGAATTGGAAACAAAGAATAACGCCAAATTCGCGTAGAAATCCTGATGCTCCGAATTTGTTTATAAACGGATTTTTTTATTCATCTATAGAGGCTAAAAAAGAGAATAATGAAATTTTTATAGGAACTAATTCCGGGTTTGGATCGGAAGTTGAGGCTGGGCACAAAGATATATTTGGACTTACAGATGAACATTGGGATGGTTTAATTAATTTATCATTAGATAATATAAAAAAAAATATAGTAGATGAAATCACTGGATAATATTACCGGCATTGCTGCTGTAAGATGTGCAGCAGCTAAACAAAACGTAGTTGTTTTTAAAACAGGAAAAACAACATACGGATATCAGCTTGCTTCGTTGACAAAACATAAGTATCTGAGGCTTTTGGAATATAGTAAGAAACAAATTAACATCACAGAAAATGGAAAGTCTATACAAAAGATATCTCTTACTAATGCGTCAGCTGAAAATTTTAAAAGCAAAAAAGGAAGTTATAAAACAACAGAAAAAGAATCAGAAAATACAGGTATACAGGAGTTGTGATTTTCTTCCGGCATGGCGATTTTTTGAGATACTTTCGACTAACGATTACAGATATTTGCTAATTGTTGATAACTGGTTAATTAAATCTATTGCATATGATCAGTCATCGCTTGCGCCTGTGTGGAATGAGATATTAAGTGAGTACGACAGGTTAAATGGTGATTACTTTTTTTCATGTGCTAACGAAGATTTAGCAAGTGATCTGGAAGAGATTAATCATATCAATATTTTAAAAGCATGTTACGGATTAATGCTGCTCGGACAGGGGAAAGCATTAGAAGAGCTTGCAAATGAAGGGATAATAATTGATAATATTAATTATGAATCTGTAATTAAATTACGATCAATTATTTTAAATCTTCAAACTAAAATTCAAATTCGGGAAGCAAGCATTCCTTCTGAATCGAAAGAAGAAAATACTTTTATTGATGCGATTACTCAACTTTCTAATATATTTAAAAGGCAGATAGATAAGGACAAAGTTACTGTGTCTGAATGGATTGCACTTAATAAACAGGTAAAAGAACTTAATAAAATAAAACATGGCGGGTTCGATTAATTTAGCGGATCATATTTTAAGTAAACAGTTAAAAAGTGAACTTGTTGATCTTAATAAGGAGATAGATAATCTTGTTGTTAAGTTTAATGGTATTATTAATAGTTCTAAGCAAATAACTTCACAATTAAATGCAGGAACAAAATCGTTCACGGACACTTCTACGGCTGCAAAAAATGTTAGTTCAAATATGGATATTTTAGCAAAATCTGAAATAGAAGTTCAAAAGATACAGCAAAAAACAATTGATATTCTGGCAAAAACAAAGGTAGAAAGAAGTGAAGAGGCAAAGCAATTAGAAAAGTTGCAACAGGTAAGATCAAATCAAAGCAAACAAATTAAAGAAGAAATAAAATTGATGGATTCAGAGGCTGGGTCTATTGATCGATTGACGGCAGAAAATAAGAAGTTAATGGCAGAGCGCAATAAATTAAGTACAACAACGACCACAGGGACAAAAAGAATTGCGGAAATTAATAAAGAGATCAATAAAAATACAAGAATAATAAGGGATAATACAGATAGTTGGGCACAACAGAAGATGAATATTGGAAATTATTCAAGCACTCTTGCCGGACTTCCAGGTCCGTTAGGAAAAGTGTCTAATGGAATAAGTTCAATGGGAAAAGCGTTATATGCACTTTTGATTAATCCTGTTATTCTAACTATCGTTGCCCTTACAGCTGCCTGCATGGGATTGTATAAAGCTATTGCCTCAACAGATGAAGGAGCTGTTGCGTTAAAAGGTAAGATAGAAGGCCTTAAGGCGGTTATGGATGCGCTACGTCAGAAAACCCTTGAAGGGATAGAATATTTTAAGGGGTTAGGGGAAAGAGTGAAGGAAACTACTACAAATTTCATAGATTCACACCCTGTTTTGATGAAAGTTGCAAAAGGTTTTGCATTGATATTTATGCCGATAACGAAAGTTGCTGCTGCTTTAAAACTTCTTAAAAAAGCTATTCCTGAAACTTCATCGGAATTAAAGAGGATCCGGGAGGCCGGGGCGGAATATATTAAGGGACTTGATGAGATTGAAGATTCAGAGAACAATTACCTGTCAAACAGAGCTGATATAGCTGATAAAATTTCGAAGCTAAATTTTCTTTCGATGGATAAAAGCAAGTCAAAGAAAGAAAGAGCGGAAGCACTTGCAGAATCTATGAAGTTAAGTCAGGAAATGAAAGCAATTGATAAGACATTTGTTGATGATCGGTTAGATACAGAAATGAAATATCTTGCTGATAAATCAGTTGCAACGAAGAAGGTAACAGCGGAAGAGATAAGGCAATTTTTAATGTTATCTGATGAAGAACAAAAAAATGCTAAAGAATCCTTGAAATTTTTGAGGAATAATAATGAAGCAAAATTCAATGAACTTGAAAAATTATATGAAAAATCAAAGGGTATTGAAACATCTTATTACGATGAGAATCGAAGAAATATGTCAAGACTTTCAGGATTTCGCGAGCAACTTGACAAGGAAGATGCTGATCGCAGAAAGAAAGTTATTGAAGATAAGTTAAAAGATATTGAGGCAGGGGCGGAAGCTGAGATAAATATAATAAAAGGACTGTATTTAAAGGGCGTTGTCAGCGAACAGCAATTTGCAATTGAAATATTAAAGATACAAATAGACTCATCTGAAAAACAATTAATAGTAGCAAATCTAACGGCGGAGCAGAAATTGAGCATTGAAAGTAAGTTGATGGATGCAAGATTGAATCTTAAAAAGGCTGATGACTTACAGATTCAAACTCTTTTTAAAGATAACGCTGATTTTGAAAAAAGTATAATAGAGGAAAATGCAAAGGAGGTTATTGCGGTTGAAGAAGAGATAACAAAAAGTACATTAGATGAAATAGAGGCAAGGGCAAAGGCAGAAGAAGAAGCGGCAGAAGAAAAGAAAAAAAGGCAACAGGCATTGCTCGATACAAGCGCGATGGTTTTTGACACGCTTGATATAATGAGGCAAACGGAACTTGCAAATATAGACGCAGAAGAGGCTTACAAATTAAGCCTTGTAGGTGATAATGTAGAGGCGCGGGAAAGGATCGAAAAGGAAGCAGCAGAAGAAAGAAAAAAAGTACAGCGCAAAGAGGCGCAGGCGGCGAAGGCAGAAGGATTATTTAAGGCAGCAATTAATACGGCTATGGGAATCACGGGGGCTTTGACGATAATGCCTCCCCCGGTTGGGATTGCATTAGCTATAATAATTGGCATATTGGGAGCTATACAAATAGCTGCTATTGCAAGTAAGCCTATTCCGAAATTTGCTAAGGGTAAAAAAGATTTCGAAGGAGGGATTGCAGAAGTGGGAGAGCAGGGAAGAGAATTATTAATCAATCATGGGAAAATAGGGATAACCCCCGGAAAGCCTACTCTGATGAACATTCAGAAAGGTACTGACATTATTCCTAATTATTTGACGGAATTATATTTAAAAGGCGGCATTTCAGAAAATAAATTAGATGAATTAATAAGTGAAGAAAGAGCGACAAGAAAAGCTATAATTTCGCGGCCTGTTAGCGAAACACAATTAACAGATCGGGGGCTTAAGAGATTTTACAGGAGTGAAAATTCAAGGGTAGAATGGATTGATACGTACATAAGAAAGTGAAAGAATACAAGTATATATTAATACATGATAAAGGGTTAGTTGGTGAGACTAGAGAGACGCTTACGATCAATCCGGCAGGATGGGATGATCTTGGAATTACTATGCAAAGAAGCGAAATATATCATTCTGTTTTACGCGATTATTCTTTGTCGCTTCGCTTCGCGCGCGTGACAGGCGGGGGAGGAGAATTTATAAAAGAAATTTATGAAGATCATGGAATTAATTCTATAGTTAATATAGAGATATATGAGCGTAATCCTCAGACAAATGATTACGATATTTTTTACAATGGAATACTTGATTTTTCACCGGATAGATTTTCTATAGAAAGAGATTTTTTCGAGATAGCAATAATCGACGGATCGAAAGAGCAGAAATTTAAGACTCGGGATGAAATAAATTATGATCTTAATTCTGAAATTTCCCACGATGGGATAGCTATTGATTCTTTTTCAGGTTCTCCGAAGTCGATTACTTTTAAAAAGATTGATATTCGGATGTCAGTTGATGAATTTGGAAATATGATGTGGCAGTATTATGATACTAATCCTGAAACTTTAGGGATATCCGCGACACCTCCTTATAATTTAGATACCCGATATATTTATTTTTATGCAACACAAGTCGATGTTAATGAAGTAACAGATAGGTTGCTAACAGAGGATGGGCCTGATCAGGAAGATCGGTCTATTGAAATTTATGAAAATAAAACCGGGTTTCCTGTTTCTATTAAATTTATTGATGTAGAAATTTTACAGGACACATCATATGCATATGTCTATCAAATAGGTGATAATGTATTTAATCATCATTATAGATTAAGATCATATATGGCCTTGCAGGTAGTATCTCCTGACGATGTTGTCTATAGTAATTTAATGCTAAAAGATAATACTTTTGAACATTTTTTTCCTAAAGAGGAAACACAAACACAATTTGATTTATTCGAATGGGATTTGTCTGATCTTCTATCAGCTGAAATCTACGTGCCTGATGGATATCGTGTTCTTTTATTTATTTGTATTGATCCTGATGAATCTTATTTTGATGTTTTATGTTGGATTAATGCATACAATGGACCCGGTATTTTTAATTTTAATCTATCATTTATTGAAAAATCGTTAGGCGAACCTGATTCGCAGGTTAATTGCTTTCTTGCGCATGAGGGATTTACACGTCTTATTCAGCTTATGACAAGCGAGACGGATAAAAATAAACTTTTTTATGCCCGTCCTTTTGGTCGGACTGATTCCGAATTTGTCGCTTACCCCCCTTCGATCAGCGGACTTGGCGCGCGATTTGCAATAACGAATGGATTTAATGTGCGCGGATTTCCTGATAAACCGATGAATGTAAATTTCAAAGATTTATTTAAAACATTTGATAGCATTTTAAATTTAGGTTTAGGATTTGATCGGGTATTAGATCGTTTCTATATAGCTGAAAAATCTGATTTTTACAAAGCTGATTACCTGATGTTTGATATCGGCGAAGTAAAAGAGTTAATTATAAAACCTTTTAAAAACGGTTATTATAATAGCATTTTATCAGGGTTTGACTGTGACGGGCAATATGAAAAATTCCAGGGAGCTCATGAAATTAATGTGCAGACAGAGCATTCCATGTCTCTGCCTGTGAAAAATCAAATTGATTTACGGGTTCCTTATTTTTTAGATTCGATTGGGATTGAACTTACAAGACGTAAGCAATATATTACTTACGCAAGTGAAGATACTAAGTACGATGATAATATTATTATAGTAAGAACAACAGGTACCGAAACGGTGCAGGGAGGAGATGACTTAGCCGGATTTGCAGGAATAGAAGATTATTACAATCTAGAATTAACACCCCGGGAAAATTTAATCCGGTGGAGTAATATTTTAAAAGTGGGAATGTGGAAGGATACTGCGTCAATTAAATTTGTGTCGAGTAAAAAGAAAATTAATATTACTTATTTAAATCAGAATGGAGATATAGTTAATGAATTTGACGATCTTGATGAAGGTGATTTGCCTGATATTCGTCTTTTTGATCCTGAAATTTTAGAATTTGAAGGGACTATTAATGCTGAAAAATTGGCAATACTTGACATAGATCCGCATGGATTTATTCGATTTTCGTTTAACGGGGAAACTTATGACGGATATTTAAATAAATTAGAGACTCAAAAATATAACAGGACAGCAAAATATGAACTACTTTCACGTCCATATGACGGAGAAAGGAATAAAATTTTTGAGGATGGACATAATTTTGTTTTTGAAGATGGACATAATTACATATTCGAATGAACATATATAATCCTATAATGAATCCTCTGAGGTTTTATGAACCTGCGCAACTTCCGAATTTTTTAACGCGGTTTCCGCATATGGATAATGTTAGTATTAAGAATAAGTGGATCGAAGGCATTTACCCGGGATCGTTTTATAAAGATTTTTTGATTAACAAACAAATTTCGCTGCAATTCAGGATTTTGGACGAAGGTGATGAGTCGATAAAAGTTTACAAATTAAATTCTGTTGGTACATATACTTTATATACAACGCTTATTCCGATTGACATTACCCCTGACGGGTGGATAAGTGAAGATGTAAAGAGATATGATTGGACACCTTCTGATGAGGGCGTCTATTATATGGATTTCGAGAATACAGGTTTTGTATCAGATAAATTTATCGTAAATTTACAAGAGATTTTTATCAGGAAATTAATCGAAATAGTTTTTTATAATAGTGAAAATGATTACGGGATGATATTTTTTGATGAATCAACGCAGAAATATACAGGAAGGACCTACTTTACCGGGCAACTTTTACCGGGCGCACCTGGGAACGAGTTATCGGTATTTCCTTCTGACAGAGGTCAGCTTACTAAGTTGCGTGCAACACCTATCCGCAATGCTATTTTAAAAATATGTGATATACATTATGCTTATCTTGATAATATTAATATGATATTTTCATGTGATAATATTTCGATTAATGGAATTGGTTATCAGAATGCTGATGTAATGGAGGTTGAAGATATTGCAAAAAGCGATCTTAAAAATATCACTGTAAAATTAAGTCAGGTAGTTAACGATTATTATACTGTGTAAAGATGGATCAGAAATTAAGTGCAAGGTCAATAACGATAATCACAGTAGGTGCATATATGCACCTGATTATCCCTGACGGGATAGGAGGGTATATTAGTCAGCGGATTGCCTTTTCAGAAATATTAACACAAGCGGCAGATTATATCAGAAGGGCTGGCATAGATATAACAGTAACAGCAGGAGAGCATACAATAACTTATGATTCAACATTTACGGCAGATTGCGCTTTGAATATTATTGATAAAAATGGAATTGGAATAAGTGAGGTATCGCGCAATGCTGATGGTTTTACATATAACGCGCTTGGAGCCGGGGTAATTGATTATATAGCAATAAGAATATGAAAAAAGCAAATAAAATTTTATTGATTTTGGCAATCATAATGACTGCTAATTGTTACGCTCAAATTGATATTGTAAAAAGAAAAGTAACTCTTGATAGCATTAACGGAAGGATCGCAAATATACATATGAATGATTCTGTAATTTTTCATGCGGGAACAAATATTGAAGGAGGCTATAGTAGGGATAGCGTGTATCAATATTTGCAGGATTCGTCTATTTCTGATTCGCATATTACAGATAGTACTATTGAGATCACGACTACGGGAGGGATTGGAGACAATAACTTTTGGATTAGGATAGGTCATTATATCGCTCCTCGCATGATGTTTGCATGGTCTAATGCAAACGATACAAAAGAGGTCTATCAACTATTAGATACTAACAATTTTTACACTTATATTTCGAATGATGCTGGCAGTGGATTACTTAACGGTGTTAAATTAAAACAAGCAAGTACTGAAGATTATTTTGGTGTGAATTTAAGGAAAGATTATATATATGGAGCTGGTGTTTCTGATTTTTTTGTCGATACAAATGGGGTTGAAATACTTAATGATCTAACGGTTAATGGAAATATCAGCGCTGATAATTATGAAAAACATGTTACAAAATTTGATTGGGATTATACAGATGGAATCTATTTTCAGAACAATAAATTAAACGGGAAATACATTATAGTAACATCTGTTATTTTGAGAGAAATAACACAATTAAGTTCGACATCAGGGACAACAACAGTTACGCTTATTGACGAGGGGAGTAGCGGCGTAGTGTGGGCATCTATCATAGCGGATGGTATCGGCGCTTTAGAACTGACTAATGAAACAATACAGGTTTATCCCGTCTATGTAAACGATAATGGCATAGTGGAAAATTTTACATTTGTCGGAAGTGTTGATGATTTAACAGGGGGAAGTTTGAGTGTGTATATTGAATATATTGAATTTGATTTATAATTTTAAAACTATGAAAAAGATATTTTTCTTAATCGGGTTAATCCCAATAATGATTTTCGGACAGTCATATACTTGGCACGACAGTATTAACGCTGCTGATGTAACAACTGATACAGTTATTCAACCTATCAAGGTAGGAGAATCAGGAAGTTATTCAAAGAATATCGCAGGTCTTGGTTGCTCATGTACTTTTAAAGCAGACAATCTTACTGATACTGTTATAATAGATATAGGAGGTTCTAATTATCAGATAACTTCAAGGAATTATGCTTTTTCAGGCTTTGTATCTGATTCGCTGCCTTATACGATTGTGAAAGCTAATTTGACAAGTGTAAAAAACGGGGATACATGTTATATAAAAACTTTTTCTATGGAGCCTTATGTTTTTGGTTTTAAATATCCTCAGATCAAGGTGACATTTGACGCGACAGACAATACGAGTGCGCTTACATGGGATTGCTTATTTTATAAAAGATGAAAAAACTATTAATATTATTAGCATTTTTTTGCTTAAAGGTTGATGGACAGGTATTGAATATCTTTCCTGATGAGCCAGTTTCTGCGTGGCATCCCGGAAGTGTTTTGAATTTGTTTGGGAATTATTCAGACACTATATTTTATTCGGATACTACATCTTATTGTTTTACAGGAGATGGAAATAACTATGCTATTGTACGAGATAATGATATTTTATCTATGCAAAATAGCGTTAATACAGACACTTCATTTTATGTGTCGTTCTGGACTTATTTATCAGACGTAAATACTGGTTATTTTGCTAAATCTTATGAGTACGGGATGTGGTATGTAGCCTCTTCAAACTTGTTTTATTTTAGAATTTGGAGTCAAAATACATCAACGACAAGAATAGGCATGGCAAGTACAGTATTAACTGCATACATTAATACATGGATAAATGTGATAGTGACATATAATGGCAGTGGGTTAAGTGCTGGTATTAAAATATATGTAAATAATATTGATAAAACTGGGAATACAAGTCAGAATGGCACATACGTTAAAATGATCAATACTACTGCTAATTTAACAATAGGATACCTTGATGAAACTTATAAATTTATGAATTCTTTATATGATTTTCGGATTGGAAAAGGAATATTGACATCAGAAAACAGATTAACATTGATGTCGCATGAGGTAGTTGGAAATGAATTTTTGATGTTACCTTGTAGTGAGGGTTATGGACAAGTATTACACAATGTTGCATCAACTAATATGGTGTTGGCAGGAGAAATAACTACGGATGTTAATCTTGTGTCATGGAGTAATTCTCAATTTTCCTGGTATTACAATAAAATTTATGGGGCTATGAAAATTAATGATTATGTATTTCCTAATTATATAGATAAAACCTATATGGTAAGAAATATAAAGACTATTATTATTGCAGGACAATCAAATGCAGGTGAGCCAGGAAGTGTGTCTGATATAGTTGGTTATGATACTGTATTTTTAAATCCACAAAATAAATCTTATAAATTTGTGATAACTGGTTATTTTATTAATGTTAATTATTCAACAGCAACAACTGTAGGCGTTGTGCCTATTATAGGTTATAAATATGATAGTTTAGATACTGAAATCGCAATGATTAATTACTACTCCGGAACAACGCTTCTGTACGACTCTTCCGGACATTTAACATTTAACATACACAGAGATAGTCGATTTCCTATCATGCAAACGGCTGTTGATAATGCTTTGTTAAAAATGTTTTATTTAGGAAGATTACCTGAGGTACAGTCGTTTGTTTGGTCGCAGGGAGAGACGGACGCTGCTTATCTAGCTTCTGCAAATGCATATCAAAACAATTTACAGGAGTTTGTGGATTCAATACGCTCATATTGGTATCCGTTTAATATCGACATTTGTCAATTATCAATAAATCAAACATACGCTTATAAATCAACTGTCCGTGCAGCGCAAAATTATGTGTCTACAAATAATGAATATATACATCTGTTACCTTCTGAAAATTGGCCATTGCAAGCAATACCTCCTCATTACAGTTATGCAGGAGTAAAAAATGAGGCTATAGACATATTTGAAAATACGTATAACAGGACAGAAGATGTTGAGTGGTATCTTGATAAATTATTTCCATTTGGATGGACAATTAAATATTGCAAACCTGAATAAAATGTCAAAAGAAATCTCAATATTAGCAGGTGTTTCAAAAGGAATATTAATAAAAACTGTCATAATTTTTGGCAGCATCATTGTCACGCTTGCTGGTACAGTAGGAACATTGACATATAAGCTTGCTAACAGCGTTGTAAAAGACATTACTGAAAAGCAAGACAAAACAATTGAATTTAACAAGAAGATTTATTACGAGGTACGAATTTTAAAGGATTCAGTTAGTGTGACAAATCGAAGGATCGACAAAGTTGATGAAAGCATTAAGAAAGGCAATAAGAAATTTGATGTTATGGAAAAGCATTTTAAAGGCTTACAAAACGAATTTCTCAGGATAGATGCCGGGAGAGATGAAGTAAGGCTTTCTCCCATGCGCGCGCGTGAACCTGTTATCACATCAAAAGCAATATTGCCTCAATCATATACTGATGACTTAAAAAAAAACGAATGTTTAACGTTAAAATAGGAGTGAAAAGGAAATGACAGCAAAGAAGATCGAAGAGAAGATGAAAAATTGCATGAACGAAAAAGGTCAGATAATTTTTGACAGCATGGATAAACTTTTGCAATTTTACAATGTCGCGGAAATGGTCTTTGATGAGGTCATTGAAAATCATAGTAATAAAATTGATGAGTTTAAGGAGAAAAAGATGGCTGAGATTTCAGAGAATACGAGGAAAATTGAGAATGTATATTTGTGGTTTGGGGTTGTAAAATTTGGAAAGATTGAAATCCCTGTGAATCCAATACTTTTTGCCGGGTTGATTATAGGGATTGCTTTTTTAATAATATCGAGCTAAATCATAATCACTTAACACTCAATATTTTAACAAATGAATATAAAGAGAAATAAGGAGTATGATACTCAAAGTAACATATTAATATTACTTTAAAAAGATCGTGTCTTAAATCGCTTTAAAATGCGACGTTAAAATGTTCATTATCAATTACTTAACATAAAATAGATAAAAACAGGCTGTTTTGAATAGATTTTAAAATGTAAAACATTAACAATCAATGTGTTAAGAATTTATAAAAGATGTTACTTACTTCATAAAATTGAATTATGAGAAAAATTACAGAAATAATAATACATTGCTCAGCTACCCCGGAGAGCCGAAACGTCACTGTTGATGAAATCAGGGATTGGCATAAGGACCGAGGATTTAACGATATCGGGTATCATTATGTAATCGACCTTGATGGAGAGGTCCATGCCGGCAGGTCGATTGAGAAGCCAGGTGCGCATTGTGCAAAACATAATATTCATTCAATCGGGATATGTTATATAGGGGGCACTGATGCACACGGGGTACCGAAAGACACGCGCACTCCTGAACAGAAAGAATCATTGAGAAATCTGGTTTATGACTTATCATTAAAATATTTAGGAGCTACAATTCACGGACATAATGAATTTTCTGATAAAGATTGTCCTTGTTTTTCTGTTAAAGCTGAAAATTTTGAGAAGTCATTTTAATTGATTAATATTGTATGTATAGCAAAAAAACAATGAAACCTTTAAACGAAATACAACCTTGCGCGAGTCTTGAGGCGTTCCCTGATCTGACGAATGTTAGAAAAATAGAATGTGAAATAACGTATATTCCTGATCAGTTTCAATTAGATGAGGAGAGAGAAGAATTCTTAAACACTTTAAGATCATGAAATCAAATTTTAATCATCTTATCAAGATTGGTGATGAAATGTGTACCAGGTCGGCAATAGCATTAGAATTGCTGATCGAAGTAATTATGAAGCCTTCATTTTGGGTTGTTCTGAAAATAATCAGAATGAAACCTATGAACCATCTGAGTTTTTTAATCATGTTCGGAATGATCGTTGTAGGTTATCGTAAAGGCAAGTTGAAGAAAGATAAAAAAAACTGGCCAGAGTGGATCCGTCAGCATATATGGTCGCATATCGGGGTCGCTTATCCTGATGAATACGGATTGCATATTAAGGAATCGGTTATACAAGGTTTCAGACGCAGAAAATTTGATGATCATTATAGCTGGGACCATAATGCTGTTAAATTTATGAGATTTAATACTCCTTTGACGGATAGTCAGATATATACACTTGTTAAAGTATCTGATCGTTTAATAAAAGAAAACAAAGGATATCAATTTTTATCAATAGTAAATTGGGCGATTATAGTTGTCAGACTTCTTTTAGAAATGAAAAAAGAAATTAACAATAAACCTTCTAAATTTGACTTATTTTTTGACTCTGAAAAATGGACTATTTGTT